GTAAACAGAGTCAATCCACTAGTTAGCATATTGGATACTTGTACCACTATTTGCGACGATACAGTAGATGTTATTCCATATAACTATGTCAAGACGTTTAATCCTGACCAGTTTAATAACAAAATTCTATTAACTCATGTGCGCGGTAATATACCTCCACATGTTACAAGTGAAGTACCACTAGATAGGTTTAGCCGTTGGCAAACTGTACTAGCAGGTGATTTACACAGTTATGAAAACTGCCAAGAAAATATCTTATATCCAGGCAGTCCAGTTACAACCAGCTTTCATAGATCTAAAGTAGAAACAGGAGTAATATTATTTGATACTGTAACTCATGAGCATGAGTGGTTGAAATTAGATTTACCGCAACTGTTAAAACAAACTGTAAAAGCTGGAGAACCTACACCTGCTACAGAATATCATCATACTATTTATGAAGTAGAAGGTAATTTAGCAGAATTAGCTCAACTTGCTGATAATGAATTAGTAGATAAAAAAGTTACTAAGAAAGTTACGGATGCAGCACTAATTCTAGACAATACTATGTCGTTACAACAAGAGGTACATGAGTATCTTACTTATATACTAGAGTTGCCTGACGCAACTATTAAGCAAGTATTACAGGAATTACAAAACTATGAAAACAAACTTAAAGATTGAAGTGTTTTCGCAAAATAATTGTGCAGGTTGCGTACAAGTAAAAGAACTATTAAAGTCTAAAAATTTAGATTTTACTGAATACAATTTAAGCACTAACCCAACTAATAAACAGCTGCTGCTAAACAGAGTGCCAGGAATTAGAACAGTTCCACAAGTATTTTTTAACGATATACTAATTGGTGGATTAGATCGGGTACAAGAGGAACTAAAAAACGGTGATTATTCTTAAAGAACTACGGTGGAGTAATGCTTTTTCTTATGGCCCCAACAATAAAATTGTATTAGATAAAGATCCTATTACACAGTTAGTGGGTAAAAACGGTCATGGAAAAAGCAGTATAGCACTAATTTTAGAAGAAGTACTATACAACAAAAACTCTAAAGGTATTAAAAAGTCTGATATTTTAAATAGATATGTTAAGGACAAAACATATACTATTGAGCTAGACTTGGTAAAAGACGATGTACCTTATACTATAAAAACTACTCGCGGAAGTACGCAGAGCACAGTAAAACTTTTTAAAGATGGCTTAGACATTAGTAGTCACACTGCTACTCAAACCTATAAGTCGATAGAAGAAGTCATTGGCATAGATCACAAGGCTTTTTCACAGATTGTATATCAAAGCAATGCAAGTAGCTTAGAATTTTTAACTAGTACAGATTCTGTTAGAAAGAAGTTTTTAATTGATTTATTAGACTTAGGCATCTATACTAAGGCCGGCGAATTATTCAAAGAAATCAGCACTGAGCTAAATAAAGAAATTGCTGCTTCACAGGCAAAAGTAAACACAGTTAAAAGCTGGTTGGCTAAATATGCAGACGTTGATTTTACCAAAAAAGACCTAAAGCCGGAGCCTGATCTAGACCCTCAACTAGAGCAAACTCACGCAAATCTAACTAATCAGCTAGCAGCTCTGGAGCAAACAAATAAAAAGATTTCGCAGAACAATGGCTATAAAAAAGCACTTAATGATATTGTGCTAAAGCCTGTGGGTCAGCCGCCACAAGTTGATTTGGTAGACCTAAAGTCTCAACTTGCAGTTGCAAAGCAAGAAAAAACAACTGCTGACACTTTTATTAAAAAACTGCAAAATTTAAATTCTCTGCATGTTTGTCCAACTTGCAGCAGCAAAATAGATGCAGAAAAAACTGCTGAGTTGTTGGATTCTAAACAGCTGGAAGTAAACAATTATAGCTCTAAAATTACTAGCTTGGACGAGCAGATTAAACAAGCAAACAAACTGCTTGAAGATTGGCAAGCGGCAACTAAACTGCAAGATCAGTGGGAAAAGCTTCATCAATTAGTTGACGCAGACTTGCAAGAAGATTTTTTGGATAAAACTACCATAGAGGCCAATATTCTAGAATTAAGCAAAACTATTCAAGAAACTAAGAAAAAGATTAAAGAAATACAGCAGTACAATAAAACTGCAGAGCAACACAACGCACAACTAGACTTAATTCAAACTCAACTAGTAGAGTTCTCCAGTGAACTGGAAACGCATACAGAACAGTTAGCCCAACTAACTGATCGTAGCAATACCATTGCAATTTTAACAAAAACATTTAGTACATCTGGTTTAGTAGCCTACAAGATTGAAAGTTTAATCAAAGACTTGGAGGCACTAGCCAATGAATTCCTGCAAGAATTAAGTGATGGCAGATTTCAAATTAATTTTGAAATTACCAGCAAAGATAAACTAAATGTAGTTATTACAGACAATGGTAATACGATTGATATTCTTGCGCTAAGTGGTGGCGAACGTGCCAGAGTAAATGCAGCCATGTTGTTAGCTATTCGTAAATTAATGCAGAGTTTAAGTAGTAGCCGAATTAATTTGCTAATCTTAGACGAAACCATTGAAGCACTAGATGTGGATGGTAAAGAAAAACTAATTGATACCTTAGTTAAAGAACCCGGACTAAATACATTTTTAGTTAGTCACGGCTTTACTCATCCACTCTTAGAGAAACTATTTGTGGTAAAAAGCCGCAATGTATCTAAAATAGAGGCTTAATATGTATATTAAACTAGAAAAAATTTCTGTGCCCGGTAAGGTGTTTATTAACCGAAACGGCATCAAACAAAAAGCTCAGCCTAACATGGTTATCACAGAGCAGGAATTAGCTTCCCTAGAAGTCCTAGAAGGCGAGGTCTTGTATAGTGTAGACGAGCTTACGCTTCATACAGTAAAAGCTCCTGAACCAGAACCTGTTGTAACCAAAGTGGTAAGGTCTACAAAAACAAAATGATTGATAGCAGAGCTAAAGGTGCTCGTATTGAATCAGAGGCCAAGAACTTGTTGATTGAGTTAACAGGTTTAAATTGGCAGCGAGTACCTGGCTCTGGTGCCCTTGACCCTAAGCATAAGCTAAAAGGCGATTTGTACATACCAGAGCTAAACAATGTATATTGCGTAGAAGTCAAAGGCTATGCAGAAGATCATATTAACAGTTCACTGTTAACTGGCAAGACTCCACAGCTACTGGAATTTTGGCTGCAAGCAATTCGTCAAGGCAAGCAGGTAGGTAAAAAACCGCTGTTAATTTTTAAATTTAATCGCAGTAAGTTTTTTGTTTGCTTTGAAAATATGCCTAGCACAGACCACTACCGCTGGATATTTGCACAAGTAGAGCAGCATGAGTTCTATATCAGTCAGCTTAAAGATTGGATTAAATACGAATCACCTAAATTTTTAGTTTGAAATATTTTGCCAAAAGTGTTATAATATTAAGTTGTGGTAAATTATACTAAATCAAATGACCGTAAAATTCTCAGAATATAATGCTGCTGGTAGTAACCTGCTTGTGGTAGATGCACTAAACTTGGCGTTTCGTTGGCAGCATCAAGGCGTTAGCACTTTTTGCGATAGTTATATTTCAACCGTAAAAAGTTTAGCTAAAAGTTATAAAGCAAAACACATCATTGTTGCAGCGGACAAGGGCAACAGTCAGTTTCGTAAAGACCTGTACCCTGAATACAAACAAAATCGCAAAGAGCGATTTGAAAAACAAACTGAAGCAGAAAAGCAACAGTTTGAGGAATTCTTCCAAGAATTTGAACACACACTTGACACACTAGCCGAACAATATCCTGTGCTCAGATTTCAAGGAGTAGAGGCAGATGATATTGCAGCTTATGTTGTCAGTCAACAAAAACATCTGGACTGTGAGCATATTTGGCTAGTTTCAAGTGACCGAGACTGGGACTTATTGGTTGACTCTCGCGTGTCCAGATTTAGCTATGTTACTCGCAAAGAGGTAACATTGGAGAACTGGCATGACACCTATGAATTTAGCACTGAAGATTATATTAGCATCAAGTGTCTTACAGGGGATACTGGGGATAATGTTCCTGGTGTTCCAGGCATTGGGCTTAAACGTGCACTTGATCTTGTACGCGAGTATGGTAGTACTTGGGATATTATTGCCCACCTTCCTATACTGGGCAAAAAACATAAATATATTCAAGCCCTTAATGAATCAAAACAACAGCTTGAATTAAACTATAAACTAATGGACTTGGTTACGCATTGCCGTGAGGCCATTGGAACCACTAACTTAAAAACTATTGATAGCACATTGGAATTGTTGAAATGATTACTTCTACGTTTACCCCCAGCTGGAATTGGAATTCTAAGATTAACACGAACCCCGTTATTCCCTGCCTGGTAGACGATCAACGTTGCCTTCCCAAACGAGCACATCCTACCGATGCTGGCGCTGATTTGTTTAGCGTCCAAGACTTGGTACTGCGTCCTGGACAAGATGCCATGATTGATACTGGATTAGCACTTAAACTTCCAGTTGGTTATGCAGGCATTGTGGTTAACCGCAGCTCGCAGCGGGTTAAATGCATTAGTAGTTTAGGGGCTGGTATTATTGATACAGATTACCGTGGTAAAATCAAAGTATTCTTATACAATAACGGTAATGATGAGTATGTAATCGAAGCATATAAAACTAAAATTGCTCAGCTACTCATCATGCCTATTATGCTTGCTACATTTGAAGATTGCTGGAACAATACCCAGCGTGGTACTGGTGGATTTGGAAGCACTGGATCATGAACTGGCTAGGCAGAGTTCGTGATAGGGTATTAGCATACTTTGATCCTGATTACCTACTAATGCGTGATGTAGCTAATCATCGTTGGCCTTGGCCTACAGCAAATCGTATGAGTGAAATTAAATTTAGAATTGCATTAAGCAATCTGCTGAAAAATTCAGAAGCCCTAAATAAAAGTATACAAGACTGGAACAACACACAAGGAGTCACTAAAAGATGACAGTTTCTACAAGAGCACAAGTAATTACCCGACGAACTTATAACAGACCTGTTAGTGACGACGGCAAAGAATTTGAAACATGGCAAGAAACCATTAGCCGAGTAATTGACCATCAGGCATGGTTATGGGAACGCGCACTAGGTCGTGAATTAGACGACCAACAGTACGCAGAGCTTTATGATCTAGAACAGCTAATGCTGGATCGTAAAGTATTGATGAGTGGGCGCACACTGTGGCTAGGCGGTACAAGCGTAGCCAAAACACGCGAAGCATCACAATTTAATTGCAGTTTTACAGAAGTTGAAACGGTATATGACGTAGTAGATGTACTATGGTTGCTGTTGCAGGGTAAACAAGCGCAATAACTGCCCTGCTTAAAGAGTATTAATTGCTGGAAACTCCTTAGAGCTTGCAAAACTACAAAGTAATCCGGAAGGGTAGGCTTGAATGTTTGAAAATTTGCAAGATTGGACAATCAGCAGCCGCCAGCTAAGAGGCTGTGGGTTCAACGACTAGATAAAATTTATTACTTAGATGGAGCGGAAATATGTCCGAGTCCCGTAGTGCAGTAGAAGTTAGAGGTGCTTTAATAGGCACTTTATTAGGTGATAGTACAGTTACAAATCGTGGAGAATTTTCTTGTGAGCAAATCACAGAAAGTTTAATAGACTATAAGCAAGGAATATTAAACAATATTTCAGGAGTTTGTACCTACAAACATACTCGAGATAGGGGAAATACTCAAGTTATTGATAATAAAACTTACTCTAGAAAAATAAGTTATGTTGTACAAACAAATAAACATACTTATTTTGAAAAGCTAAGAGACCGTTTATATTATAATGGTACAAAGCAAGTAAGTTATTCAGTTCTTGAAGATTTAACCAATGAAGGTATTGCACTGTGGTTTATGGATGACGGCTATTTAGATTATAAAAAATCTAATGCAACTCGTAATCTACGAATCTGTACTGATAGTTTTGATGAACTATCTATTAAAAATATTCAAAGATATTTTTTAGAATATTATAATATTAAGTCTAAAGTTTATATACATAATGCTGGGCATGGCAGAAAACCTAGTCCTAGAATTAGTTTTAATGCGGAAAATTCTCAAAAACTAATTTGTATGATATATAAATATTTTGTACCTGAACTTATGTATAAAATAGACTTACACTATACTAACTTTACTTTAAATTCTAAACGCTGTAGCAAAGAATATAAAGAAGCTGCTAAATTTATATCACAACATACTCCATCGAAAGATGATGATATAGTCTGATCTATATAGAAATATATAGTTAACATATATGTGTGGTGTTGGTTTCAAACCTATTGTTGGCACACTAAATGGATTTAGTAAACCTATTAAAAATATTAAAACCATCCGCAGTACCAGAACCAGCAAGGGCGGTTGTGAGCATAATAGAGAATTTTGGGATGCAGAGACTAAAACCTGGACAATTAGTGTTGGTGATTCCGCGGAAGCATGGGCAAAGTCAATTGGCAAACTGCTCGCAGGAAAATATCCGGCTGATACACTGGTACTCGACTTTAGTCAACTACGGCCAGCAGGAGAAAGGTTAAAAGGATATGGTTGGATTTCTAGTGGCGATAGCGCTATTTGTGCTGCTTATCTTGCTATCGCCAATATTCTTAACGGGCGTGCTGATAGTTTACTTACTAGGATGGATATTCTGGACATTGTTAATCATCTGGGTACTATTCTTAGTAGTCGCCGAAGTGCTGAAATTGCCCTATTTGATTATGGTCAACCGGAATGGCAGGAATTTGCTGTAGCCAAAAAAGACTGGTGGTTGTATAACAATGCACATCGTCAGCAGTCGAATAACTCACTGGTATTTAAAGAGAAGCCTACACAGCAAGACCTGGAACACATCTTTCACCTAATGCAAGAAGCAGGTGGGTCGGAGCCAGGATTTATTAATGCACAAGAAGCCCTGCGTCGTGCACCGTGGTTTAAAGGTGCAAATCCTTGTGTGGAGATTTTGCTGGGCAATAAATCGTTTTGTAATTTGACCGAAACTGACATTGCCAAGTTCAAGGGAGACACTGCTGGTTTACATGAAGCTATTCGTTTAGCAGCGCGTGCCAACTACCGCCAAACCTGCGTTGACTTGCAAGACGGAATCCTACAAGAATCGTGGCACTTGAATAACTACTTCTTACGACTTTGCGGTGTAGGCTTAACAGGTATTGCTAAACGTCCTGATATGACTGGCTATGACTACGAATATTTAAAGCGTACAGCAACTGCAGCCGCCATCGGTATGGCCGATGAACTTGGCTTACCACGTCCTAAGAATGTTACTTGCGTTAACTAATTGGCGCAATTAAAATCCTGTGAATTGCTGGAACCTCCTAATATTAAGTTAAGGACAATCAGCAGCCAAGCCACTAAACTAAGTGGAAGGTTCAGAGACTATCTAGAAATAGAGTACGCATAGAGTTATGCGGAAGCGCAGGACACAATATAATATTGTGATGATATAGTCCGATCTCTATAGTAATATAGAGCTGTTTAATAGGAATTATAAAATGTATTATATTTACTGTATTGTTAATAGTATATCTAGATCTATGTATATAGGTCAAACTTCTGTTAGTATTAATAGAAGGTACTATGAACATAAACATAATGCATATAGCTTAAATAAGAAAAATAAGTTGTATGATGCTATGAGAAAATACGGAGAAGATACATTTTATATAGTAGAGTTAGAAATGGTTTCTACAAAAGCAGAATCAAATATTTCTGAAATTAATCATATTGAACAATGCAAATTATTAGGAATAAATTTGTACAATATGACAGAAGGTGGCGATGGCGGCTTTGTAGTACCTGAAGAAAAACTAGATGAGTGGAAACAGAAACTATCTATTGCTAGACAAGGTAGAAAACCTGCTCTTGGTATGAAACATACAGAAGAAAATAAAAAATTATTTTCAGAAGTATCCAATAAATACTGGGATGAGCATAGAAAGTATACTGTGGATCAAATAGTAGAAGCAGGCTCCTTTAAAGCTGCAAATACTATATATGGAATTAGTAAAACTCACTACTATAGACTTATTAAACGGGCATAATTTAACGAATTATGTTGAACATAAATGCAAACCAAGCGGCACATTGAGCAAGATCATGGATACTACTGAGGGCGTGCACAAACCTCTAGGCAAGTACATTTTCAACAATGTTCAGTTTAGCAAGTATGATCCTGTGGTAGAAAAATTGCGGGCAGCTAACTACCGTGTATTTAACCATCCCACTGATGATAGTGGTGTGCTGGTAACTTTTCCAGTAGCTTGGGAAGGCGTGCCATTTGATAAAGTAAACGGTAAAGAAGTCAACTTAGAAACCGCAGTACAACAGCTGGAACGCTATAAGCTGATTCAAACCAGCTGGACTCAGCAAAATACTTCGGTAACTATTAGTTATGATCCCAGCGAAGTTCCACAGATTATTCAGTGGCTCATTAACAACTGGGACTGCTATGTGGGTGTTAGCTTTATTTATCGCAGCGATCCTACCAAAACAGCACAAGACTTGGGTTACCTATACCTACCACAAGAAGTTGTTGACGAGCACAGCTACCGCAGCTATGTGCAAGATTTAAAACCTGTTAACCTAGATGATGCTAACAGTTTTGATCAAATCTTGGATGACGAGTGCTTAACTGGGGCATGTCCTGTAAAATGAAGTATGTATTCGAAGTAACTGAACAAGAAGCCAGTTACATTATACTAGCCCTACAAGAACTTCCAGCAAAAATAGCCAATCCGCTAACTAAAAAGCTGCAAGAACAAGCACACGAACAAAAATTAGACAGCGATAGCAAGCAATAAAAAAGCCCGGCATTTGCCGGGCTTTTTTTATGGTGTATCGTCTTCGTCATCATCAACGGTGTTATCACCATTATCGTCATGACTGCCTTCTTCAGTAATGTCCAGCTCGCTGAACACAGTTACCAATAAGTCACGATATTGTTCCGCTACAAGGTGTAGGTCTAGCAAGTACACCTCTAGATGTCCGTTGCGTAGTAATTGTGCATGATACATATACTGACCAAATGCCTGCTCACTTTCTGGAATATACTCATTGGCATAATCCTCGATCATTTGAGCAGCTACATTAAGTAGCATATCTGGCACAATGCTTTTGGAAATCTGCAAGAGCTTCATGGCTTTGCTTTCACGATCGCGCATAATTTGATTACGCTTTGCAGTGCTCCATGTATAACCACCATCACCGCCCCATAAATCCCAAGCCACTCTGCCCTTGGTAGGAAAGCCTTCTTCGCCACTATTAAATCCAGTTGCTTGCTTGTCTACTTCATGTCGGCTAAAAAAGCTGTACATGCGTAAGACTGTGCTGGCACTAAGTGGATCACGATCTTTTAATTGATTGGCTCTGGCTAAGCCTACCAGTGTGCCACCGGGCTTGCCTTCGCTTTTCCAAGCCAATGCTCGTTTTGCTGCTGTGGCCATGCCACTAGTAGGTTTATATGTCTTAGCCATAATTAATCCTGTGAATTTCATCTATCCAATTAGATATTTTATCCAAGTGTTTAGTGGTTACAGTTTTTAGAGTTAAAATTCTATTTATTTCTTCAACAACTGCTGGTACTTGTGGTATACTCATACAACCCAGTAAAAGTTGGCGAGTATCCTGTAAGTTTTGACGGTATACAGTTTGTTTTGAAGGTGCACGTGGACGATTTAAATCCACGCATAGTTGAGTCCAGTAGATACTTTGATTACGATTTTTGGTCGGTAACTTAATCATTACATACTAGGCATTTGTTTATCTTCTGGAGATTTTTCTGGAGTTATAAACCATACATTGGCATTATTAGAATCTTCTACTGGAGATTCCCAATTGTCGCAAGTACGTAAAGCGCTACAAGTAATTGACCACAGTGTACAAACAGCACTAGGCATACCCTCAATATCTGCCCACTTAGGTGTAACAGGCAAATCGCTAGGTTTCATTTGACCGCCTGGTGTTTGTGGTATTAAATCCACAATTTCTTTACTATTATTATAATGGGAACAATTATAGCAAATTCTGGTTCTGGCTAAGCCTTCAGATATTTTCCAAACTTTTTGTTTTTGTTGCCAATATTCTGTACTTGGCTCACGTGGATCAGCCGGACCTAATCTAGCGTATAAAATAGCATTTAAGTGATTTGCTAAATTGATCTCAGGGTATGCTAGTGGTACTGGAGTGTCTTTTTCCATTTTACTATCCTTAGTCGTTATATGCTAAGATAACATGCTTGCACATATCGCTACGCACAATATTCTTTTCTGTAAAGTTAACGGTGCCTACACCCGGTACCTTGTGCAACCTGGTCACAGCATCTACCAGACCACTATTGGGTATGTCTACCTGTTTAGGGTCACCGCTTAAGATAATTTTACAGTTCCGGCCTATGCGTGATAGCAGCATTTTTAACTCTGTTTTTGTTAGGTTTTGTGCCTCGTCCACTAAAACTATGCAATCTTCAAAATTACTGCCACGCATAAATCCAATAGGTTTTGGATCAATAGCTTTATTTTTTATTGCGTAATTATAGAAACCAGTTCCAAGGCAGTGTGTAAATACAGACTCGAATGGTTGTAGGTAAGGTGCGTACTTTTCGTCTAGCTCACCTGGTAAGAATCCCATTCCGCGGCCAGTTTCAACGGTTGGCCGTGTGATTATGATTTTAGTTATGCGTCTATAGTACAGTTGCTGAGCAGCATAACTAGCTGCCACAAATGTTTTACCTGTACCAGCACTGCCAATGCCAAAGATTATTTGTTTTGTGGCAATAGCATCTAAATATTCCTGCTGAATATTATTAAGTGCTTTTACTTCTTTAAATTGCACTGAATAATCCGTGCGATCTTTCTTACCTGAAGACCTCATATGACTCCTTAAGGCAGATATACTGCTTCTGCTTTTCGTCTTCGTACTAGACCTGGTAGCCTTTGACCGTTTCCGAAAACCCATTTATTTAATTCCAGTTTTGCTTCTGACCACAGCTGGGCATCAATTCTGCGCTTTAGGGTAGAGCTGCGGTATCTGGCTACACCCAAATTATACGCAAAATCTGTGATGGCACCCAGTGCCTGTGGATATGCTAGGAGCACGGGACTAGCCCGTAAAACTCCTGGCATATAGTTAGTGCTTAACTCTGTAATTAACCACTGCTCTGCTAGCTCTATGGTTATTGGTTGATCCTGCATGGTTACCCGAACACCACCGGGCTTATAAACTGTGCCATAGCCAATAGTGGGATAACCAGCAGGACAAATGTAGGGATTTGATCTAAATCCTTCAAAGTGCTTGCATAAGTCTGTGGCAATTGCCAGTGCCTTATCTAGAGGTTCGCTCATATACGCGACCCACAAACCAGAAAGTTAAAATCATGTTTAGTACAGCCATGTCCTCGGTTGACCACAGCTCTAGCAATACCTGATCCCAAGCTCCGCCTTGCTCGACGGCAATAGTATAACCAGCAATTTTTACTAAGAGGTAAATACCAGCAAAAATATAAGTTATAATGGGGCGCACTAGTGCAGATACGGCAGCAACAAACCAGCCAGCTGCGCTGGCTGTAGCACCCTGTTCTTGTAGTGCGGTGGTCATTGCCTGCACTTCTGCTAGTGTCATCCTGGTCTCGGTATCACGCAACTGCAGTTCAGCACGTTGTTTGGCAAACTCCTGTTCTTTGGTTAACAGGTTTAGCTCATGCTCGCGTTCGTTTTTACGGTCCAGCAGTTTTAGCAGTTCAGGAGCAAGGCGTAGCACTCCGCCAAATACTCCTCCAAGTAGTGTTTCTAACATTGGTTATCCAAAGAAAAGGAAAAACTTGTTAAAGAATTGTTCTGGAGTTGCCTCAGGATAAATTCTCTTAAACTTTTCATAATGTTCAAAAATTTGACCCGGGTTTTGTGAAAAACTAGCAATCTCATTTTGACTGAGAGCACGTCGCCAAGTAGCACTCAAATATACATGTAACATGGAGTGGTTACTGCTGAACGCCCAATTTCCAAGAGCGTTTACATAAGCCCCACCTCCGCCAGTTTCTTGTAGATCAAATGGAAGCAGCGTCGAATTAAGCGCGGTGGTGTTTCCTACTAATCTTCCATCTATGTAAAGTGAAATACCACTAGGTGTTGCCACACAGGCTACTGCAACCAATTTACGTAATGGAATTCGTTGGCTACCAGAATATTGTCTAGCAGTTCTACTCGAACCGAGATATGGGTAACTTAAATAAATTTCACCCCAACGAGAAATATACATATGCAAGGCATTTGCGTATCCAAAACCCATTAGACTTCTATCGCCATCGACTATTGGATAATTGTCTTGTTCTATACTCAAGAACTGAATCATTGTATAATTCGTTAACTGTAACCTGGGGCTTGGATTACCTTGAGTAAAGTAAAAAGTTCGTCTAATTTGATAGCCTTTCATACGCCAAGCTAGGCCATATCTGGAATAGATACCATAATTATAAGAACTTGCAAAATCAGCACCTGTAGCGCTTAGCCACTGTAAGTCTTGGTGATATGCGTCCCGTGAACCGTGCGATGGTGTAGTACAGTATAGCATATTGTTAGCAAGAGGATGTCCCTTATTAACCGGAATATATGCTCTGGGCAAATCACTGTGGTTTACATATGCAGGTTGTTCATTATAGGGAATCCACCGACCATTTTCATCAGTCTCTACATACTTATATTGACCAGTTAAAATTTTATGATTGGTAGTGTCTGGACGTTTAAATAGCTGATAAGGATCTTGACTTAGTTTAGCAACTTCGTGCTCTTGCAGCGGACGAGTCCACATAGCACTCAAGTAGACGTACCAAGGACGTAAACCAGTGCCGACTACACTATCAGTAACACTGATTCGCTGTGGTTGATAGGTCACACTTCCACCAGTATTATATACAGTAGTACTTGTGTGTACTAATTTGCCGTTTAAGTAAAACTTGGTGTTTGTACCATCACTGGTAACGGCAACCACCATTACTTTGCGTGGAGTAATGGTAACACTATCGGCATAAATACTAGCAGCACTAGTAGTAGCTAAAAGTATTTTGCCATTGGAATCTATGTGTAATCTAGTACCGGTGCCTACATTACCACCCCAGCTAGGGCCAGAAAAATAGTGTCCTGGAGTTATTTGTGATACATGATCCAGCTCCAGTGATAGCACTGAAAGCATTGTCCAGCGTGTACTATTAATTGGCTTATTAAAACTATCTGCAACTGGCAGGCTGCTTTGTGAACGACCATAAACCCATGCTAAACCACCACGACCAGGAACTACTTTTATATCACTGCTGGTTGACCAAGCTATTTTTGCGTTAGCGCCGTCTGTGTTACCATGAGCTGGTGAAGACGCAAACAGCAGCTGACTGGTAATTGCATTATTTTTATCTGAGCTTGAAGCTGTGGTTAAGTATGTGCTTCTTAATTGACTTGGCGGAGCTAGCTCTGCTGTAAAATCCGGGATAAATGTATTTGTTAACTGATCATGTGTACGATCTGCTTTTGTGAAAACTTGACCTGGATGCTGTGAAAACTCAGCAATTTCACTATCATTAAGATTGCGATTCCAAGCAGCAGCTAAATAGCAATCTATAAAAGGAAACGACCAGTTGGCACTATTTTGTACAAATGCAAGTATATTAGCACCTGCTAGTAAGTAATTTCCGCCCTGGCTTCTTCTTACAGATCCAACATATCTTCCATCTATAAAAAATCTTGATTCTGAAGAAGTTACTACTACTGCTACAGCTACTAAAGTATTTAATGGTACTTTGCCGCCAGGCCCACCACTTGGTAATTCATAACTACCACTTACAAAAGGTATACCATAAGATAACTGCCCGTCTGGAAGTATTACAAAGTCAAACTGACTTAGAGCATTTCCAGCCATTACTCGAAAAGCATTAGTCAAAACATCAGTAGCACTAGGTATATTACGAGAAATTATTGGATAACTATTCTGATTAATACATACAAATGCTAATAAAGTAAGTGGATTACTAGTTGTTGTTTTTGATCCTGCTGTAAAGTTTCTAGAAATATACCCACGAGACGGTGTTACTGCGTGACCATAGCGTGCATATTTACCATATACCCAATCCATATAGTCTGGGCCGCCTGGACCAGTTACTGTAACTGACGGATCATAACCATCCCTGGTACCGTGCGCAGGGGTCCAGCAAAACAGCATGTTTTTGCTTAAACCATGATTTGGATTTACTGGTGTAAACTTTCTAGGAAGATCAAGGTAGTTAACGTAGCTGGTTTTGCCAAAATTGTTAAAAGTGTCAAAATCAGTACCATAAGTATGCAATAATTGATTTTTAACTTGTGGCTGTCTGTATAGTTGCCAAGGATTTGCGGTTAGCTGTCGAACTTCTTGTCTGGTTAAAGGCTTATTAATATAGGCTATCATTATTGGAGCCATACCGCCAGGAACAATTCCGAGTCTAGGACCCGGTCCAGTAGCTCCGCCATAGTGTAGCTGGCCTACTTGACCAACCAGCTTTCCGTCAACATAAAATAACTGTCCTTGTAAACTTGCAACATATACTGTAAGATGTACTTGACCTAAAGTATAAGGTACTGTATTAGGTGCTGCATAATTAGTTTCTTGCAAATAAGAACCAGTATAACCGAGTCTAGGAATACCACTAACTATACCAAATGATTGTGTAGTGGTACTATTCTGTTGATTACTAGTACCAAATAGTCTTTGATTAGAAACAGTAGATGTATATCTGCCCAGTATGACAACACTAACGCCGTTACCACTACCAGTGGGTGCTACCGTCGACTCCCCAGTAGTCGAGCTATTATTTATGCCTCTAAAAACTATACCGCCGCCAGTTAAGTTTGCAACAGGTGTAGCTGTACCGGTATACTGTAAACCTTCTGCGCTAGCAGTTATTTGAGGTGGTTCGCCAAATATGCTTGCACTAAACAAATTTGTACGATCTGAGCTATCGGTAGCTCTGTAATTACCTGTAGCATCATACAGTGGAGTTGCAGCACTCCACAAAAATTGTGTATGACGACCAAATTGATTGCCACGATTAACCATGGCTCTGCCAAGAAATTGCTTAACACCTGATCCTCTAGGTACAGGGATTGCTGGTTCGGCAGCAGCGGCGTTTATGTCGTCAAAGTCAGCCGATAATGTAGTTAGTAACCTATTTTTAACTTGTGGCTGACCAGAAAATAGTTGCCAAGGGTTTTTCGACCAAGCACTAACTTCACTTTCATCCCAAATTACAGAAGCCGCAAAACACAATAGACTATCGCCGCGGCTTACACCCCACTCTATTCGTGTATAAGTTTGATTCGATACGGTACCAGTATATGTTTGGGTTTGTTTTACGCCGTTAACGTAAAATACTATATTGCCAGAGACAACAGTAGCAACAACACTTACCCAATCACCTATAGCATAAGTATTGTCTGAGACTAATGTTATAAAAGTAGAAGGAGCAGTCGCAACGTCTAGTGTAATATTACCAGTATCATTTATGCCTATTCGTTGATAGAAACTAAGTGCATTATTTATACCAAATACATAACTGGTACCAGTAAGTCTTGCTACCCTAAATACAGCACCAATAGTAGTAGTATACGCACTAGTATTAATATTACGGGTTTTAGCAAACGTTCTGGTTACGGCACCTGATGTGGTACTGAACATTGCTAATCCACGTTCAGTACCACGATTAAAAATAACTTGACCATTTACAGAACTTACAGTAACTGCATCACCTGTAAGATCTTGAAAAGGATTGCTACCGGTCCATAAAAAACTTAAATCTCTGCCTAATTGATTACCACGATTTACTACTACAGCACCTTGGGGCTGTTGCGTAAGGACGCCCATATTGCCTCCTTATACGGCAACACCCCAAACTTCGGCGATTTGAACAGAGTTTCCACTGGCTGCTAAAGCTACGCCCATATCGTTTTTAAGTACTAGCTTAGTAGCTGCTGGTAAAATACCACCGTATGCAGCAGCCAAGCTAAAAGTTCTACGATGTGCTGAAGTTGTATTAGTAGGTACAGTTCCTACAAAGTAAAGGTCTGGCTCGTCTGTGGTAGTTGTACCGGTTTCGGGTCCACTAGAAAAGTTAGTTCCGTCTGCACTTGCTTTTGCAAATACTACAAGTTGTTTATTACCAGCAGTAGTTGTACTAGGAGTTGTTAATACTTCTACAAATACATCAAGCGGATCATTTGTGGTATGAGTAATAGTATTGCTAACACAATAAGTTGCGCTAGCCAATGAGTTAAATCCAGTTACTGTTAGGGCACTGGCTGTTTGAATTTCACTCTTAATAGTTGCCATATTAGTTTATTCCTATTGCATTACGAACTTGTTGTTCTGTTACATACTCTGTTAACCCTAAAACTTCGGCGCGACTAGCAGATTGAAGTGATAGATTTTTTAAATTTGTAACTTCTTGTTGTGTTAATACTGTACCGCTTAAACTATCCAGTAGCTGATGTGTTACTGAAAAGCCAATATCAATACCATCGCTTGTAATAAATTTCATTGCCCACTTTACAGCACTATTGCTTTGAGCAGCAACTTCTAATTTATCCAAGATTTCCGCTCCACCAGGCACCTCTGCTAAAACTGTACGGGCAGTTACAAATCTAGATTTATATTTTTGATAGATTTGTTCATTTAGCATATTTTGCAGTAGGCCTGGACAGTCTGGTATGTATTGAGCGTATCCACGACCAAGTGGATCTGTACTTAATTCTGTTTGTAGTTCTGGTATAGCCATAATATCCTCAACTTTGTGCTGTGGCCAAAACGTCCCATTTTGAGTCACCAGCGTTATAAATACACCCAACATACAACACCTTAGTAGCAGTTGTTGTAGTTGGAATAGTTAAATTAATACCTCTGTATATAGCATCCCAAGTTAAGGTACGAGCAGTACCATCATCTTTTATTTTTAACAACAGTTTTTGATTTGCAACAGGAGTACCACTTGGAGCAGCTACGGTAGCATTAGTAGCTAAGGCAGTTACTTCATATACATCAGAAGCACCTGCGGTTGGTGTAATAGTTGCTCCAGAAGCGGTACTTGCGGTTCTGCTATCAGTTATGTTTACTACAGAGTTTCCAGCATTTTTATAGAACAGTTTTCCGTCTTGATAATTAATAGCTAGTTCGCCGTAGTCTAAGTCTGTGGTTAATGGCACTTTACCTACAACAGAGGACTTTTTTAATTTTAATGTTGATGCCATAATATTTCCTAATAAGGAATTTTACTAAACTAGTGAGTTTAGTAAGTGCCGCCGTCTAGTGTTACGCCGTCCAGTGTGGTCAAGTTTGTAATACTGCCACCTGTAATAGCAACGCTAGTAGCTGCTTGTGTAGCCATACTGCCCAAGCCCAATGTAGTACGTGCGGTTGCTGCATCTGCGTCATCTAGCAGTGTTCTGGCAAAACTAGTAAATGTTGCTAGTGCGGCAGTTGCTGCACCGGTATAGTATGCTAAACTATCTGCGGTTGGGGTTAGTGCGCCGATGCTGGCAAGTGCTGCTGCTAAAGTAATGGTAGGATTACCACTAACACCATCACCATTAGTAACACTGATACCAGTACCGCTACTAGTAATACTACGAGCATCAACTGTTGTAGTTCCAGTACGTACAAAAAAGCCGTTTGTTGCTAAATTGTGAAGTGATAGTGCCTGACCGGTTAGTGCGATGTCGTCAGCATTAGCTGTTAAACCTGTGCCCGCACCTACTGCTAGAACTCCGCTAGTTAATGTTAAACCATTACCAGCAGCGCTAGATGCTAACCGAACATTATCACTTACAACTTCTAAGCCACCTGATGCATTAACGGACAATACCCCACTAGTTAGTGTTAAACCAGCTCCAGCAGCACTATTTGCTATTCGCACAGTATCGGTTGCAACTTCTAGTCCACCACTAGCATTAACAGACAGTACTTTACCAGTTATTGCTAATCCTTCTCCAGCAACAGTATCAGCTAGCTGAACATTATCACTTACAACCTCTAACCCGCCTGTTACATTAACAGATAGTACCCCGGCAGCAAAAGTTAAACCAGCTCCTGCTGCACTTGATGCGATTTGTACGGTATCGCTCGCAACTTCTAATCCACCCGCTGCATTAACAGATAGTACGCCGCTAGCAAATGCTAAACCAGCTCCTGCTGCACTTGATGCGATTTGTACGGTATCGCTCGCAATTGTTAAACCGCCGCCAGCTTGTACTGCTAAAGTATCGCCACTTTTAATTAAGCCTGAACCAGCAACTACAGTTCCACTAGTTGTAAAAACTGTAAAAGTAAGTGCTGTAGTATCTAGTGTAATAGATCCAGTTGTTGTTAATACATAACCAGTGCTTTGATTTATTGTACCTTCTTCTACAAAAGTATATAAGCCACTAGTTACTTCTCCTCCAGCAGGGCTGTTATCCGCATCAGCACTTCTTGACCAATTTCCTGAACTTGCAGTATAAATACCATTTTCACTTGCAACTGTTTGATTTTTTACAAGAACTCTATCATTTTCAACTAAAGTTATATTATCAATAGTTTGCAAACTATTTAAATTAATATTAGCAGTTGTAGCAACACGAACACTTTGTTTAACATCTAAACCTGAACGTGCGGCGTCTACATAGGCTTTAGTAGCTGCATCACCACTATTTACAGGATCTGCAAGATTTGTAATTCTGGAAGAACTGGCATTTATGGTGCCGGTACCATTTGGTGCTAAAGTTAAAGATCCATTAGTATTTGTAATACTAATTGTATTATCATCTAATCTAATATTATCTGTTGTTAATTGTGTCAACCCACTAACAACAGTAGTAGTACTACCAAGAGTTAAAGTACTACTTCCAAGAGTTATACTTTTACTAGAAACGGCGCCATTAGAAACTGTAAAATTTGAATCATTAAAACTAGCAATACCTAAGTTAGTAGTACTAGCAGACTCTCCAGATATAGTAACAGTAGTAACACCGTTAACCGTACTGGATGAAATGTCTATACCTTCGCCTTCAGTAAAACTATAACTACCAGTAGAAATATTATTAATATAACTTTGTAAACTTGTATTTGCGTCAGTATATAAATTACTTATGATACTTTTACCAGTACCATTTGGAGTAATGCTTATGTCTCCATTAGTATTAGTACTAGTAATACTATTACCATTTAAATCTAAATTATCTACTTTTAATTGATCTAACTTACTATCACCATCAGTTAATAGTGCACTGTTAGCTACTAAAGTACCGCGAGTATGGTCCATCATATCCGCAAAATACTTACCACCAATTACATCAATATTGGCAGCAGCACCAGCAGTTTCGCTGCCGGTACCTAAATATAATTTTCCACCAGCAAACCCATTTGCAGCATCCCAAGCATACGCTAATTCGCCACTTGCTAATTGCACTGGCGCGGAATTTCCCGTGGATCGCTTTATTTTTAAAATACTTGGCATAACTGTTCCTTAAAAAAATCCGCCATTAATTATTTGCCTGTCTAATGTAGTAGTTGTATCAAACTTACTAGTAGAAGCATTATATACCAGTGTAGCTCCATCCGTTAAATTGTCTAAATTTATATCGGCACTGTCAACTATTGCTCCGCCAGGTCCTGGTGGTCCTACAATACCTGTTACAACATAGGTAATTTCAGTGTCTCGTACTAGTGCTGATCCTGTACTGGCAACTACAACTGTTTCATTCATCGTGTTACCTCCGGTACAAGTGTTAAGCTACCAGTTGCAAAAGGTAATACTTCTGCACCTTTTACCAATTCTAAGCCATATACACAGGTTTGCCAAGTAAATGCTGCAGTATCTACAGCACTTATTACTAAAGTAATCGTGTTTGTTGAAGTACTTATTAAAATGCCACCATTTTCAGTAGTTAAAGTTGCTAGTATAGTACTACTAGAAATATTTGGTCTTAATTGCATACGCGCAGTATACTGAGTTAGCGGTACTGGTACATTATATTCTACTATACCGCCGCTTGTATATTGTGTATAGTTTGCAGCATTTATTTCATTAAAAGTTATAGTGCTACTGGTAGTTTGAGTTACTGTGCGATACTCATCGCTATTTATCTCTTTCATACCACTAACACCGACTATTTTTGCTCGCCAACCTACAGGAATTTCATGCGTTCCACTAACGGTTACCACTGCTGGAGCTGTTTTTGTTATGTTGGTTATATTAAGGTAACCTTTAGTTGCACTTTCCCAACGCAAAGTTTCTCTAAAAGTGCTTCCTTGATAAACTTTAAAATTTATTTTAACTGGAGCTGCCATGTTGGCCTCCTTGTATTGCAGCATATAATTTTGTTAATTCTAATGTAAGTGCTGCTACTTCTGCGTGAAGTTTTTGATTTTCTTGTGTTAACTCTCGCAGTTGCCTATTTAATTTAATAATTTCTTGTTGTAGCTTACCTAATTCTTCGCTAAGGTGCGCATTTTGTTCACTCATTCGTTCTAGTTCAGTGTGCATTAAATTTATCACACTATTTTCAGCTTTATTAGATTGCCAAGAATTTAAAAATTTCTGGGCAAATATAGCTAGAGCAATCAGGGCAGCAGCGGCACCAGCAATTAATTGTGCTAAATCAAATGTTGATGTTTCCATACAAGTCCTTTACTTTTGTCGCTGCTGTATACATCGGTACAAATCAATTGCTAATTGATACACCTCTAATAATAGTGGAGTAACTAGCAAAAATTCTGTTGGAGCCACAGCATGAGGATCTAAAATTATAGAGCTTACAAATATTGCGCTCCATAGCCAAACACCTAAACACATGCTTGCAATAACTGTCCAAGTAGTTGCAATCAGTTTTAGTGCTTGAAAAAATTTAATTACAGCATATACAAAAAAACAAAAACTCCATGCCATGTTTGACATTAGTTGATACAGCGCAATATAATTATGCTGATCAACTGGATTACCAATTAAAAATCCTAAGCTTAACAGTAGGGCCGTTGCTGTTAATAATATAGCATGGTGCTGTGACTGTTGAGCTGCTAAATACAACTTAACATTTGTTTCAGGAAAAAATTTGGGTAACACAAGTGCTCTCCCTGTTAAATAAGTTTTTGCGAGCAGATGTGTATAGCCCACATATTTGCTTTATTATACCACATAGGCAAGGTGGTTGCAACGCAAAAAAACACTTGCTGGTTAGAGCAAGTGTTTTTTTGTTTATTTAAACAGTCTACCAGCCAGTAATTTCTAAACTAGTACTTGTTAAACCAGGAATTATATAATTTATGGAACTATTACTGCGTTTTCCATATATTAAATAAGATAACTCATTCGAGGTGCGATTCTCTGGAAATACACTTACTAGTATGTTTTGCGAAACTCCGCGACGTCGTGTAATACCAAGCAGCGTATCTCTGTCATTATCAGTCAATACGTCTAAATTTAACTGTAGTTGGTCATGCACAAAGCCTTGTTCGGAAATAAGATCTCCAGCATCATTGCGAGTTGTAGTACTTGTATCGGATACTGTAAGTACTAAATTATTACGACTTGCATTATAAGTTGGACTCCAATAGTGTCCGCAAATTATACGACTGCAATCAATAAAACCTGCTGGATTATTTGTATCTACCAGTGTAATAGTTACGCGGCGTACATTTGTGTAAGCTTGTGCAAACCAATGTGCGGTTTTTGTAACTGCACCGTACGCAAAAAGATTGCCGGTGGGAGTTGTAAACTGTCCAATCTGTGTTGATGCAGCAGCTGTAGTAGCGGATTGAGTTACTATATTTGTATAGTTAACATTATCTGTACTAGACTGTAATGTAACTGCTATAGTTGCTGTATTAGTTAGATTTGTGCAAGGCAACACTACAGCACTTATAGTTTGGTTAGCAGTCCATGTTAACGTATAAGTGGCGGTAGTACTTGTACTGCGATGAAACTGACTTTTTAAATCAGTTTGCATATTAGTAGCTAAATATGTACCAGCTGCTGTAGCAGTTATGGTTGCGGTATCTGCTAAGTTTTGATGAATTACTCGCAGATTGCTCATCTTGTACCATTAATAATAGGGACTGCTAATTCTACAGGTCTAATACCATTAGGTATACTAGCTGGATCTAATATATCACCGGGATTATCCTTGCTATGTAATGCATGTATACAAAAAGCAATAGTATCATCTTCTAAAGCTTCCAACTCATGAAATTTATCCTTTTGAATATAAATCATGTGCGGAGCAGTAAATTTAGTAGTTTTACCATTTACTGTTACATTTAATGAGCCTTTTGCTAGTAAAGTTAAGTGGTCAAATGTATGAGAATGACCATATTCAATATTGCCAGCTTTTTCAAACTTCATCATTCTACAAAATAAATTTGCAACAGAGGAGATAGCTATTTGTGGTGTATTGTTTGGATTTAATACTGTATTCATTTTACCTGTACTATAAATTTGTTACCGGTATATTAGCTGTGGAGGGTATACCGACTATAGGTTGATTGGATATATTAGTTACTGGAAGACTTAGTAGAGGGAGCGGTCCTTCTACTGGTATACTGGTATCATAAAATTCTGCTCCTTGCCATTCCGGTTGCGTTTGTAGCACTTCTAATAAAGTTTCAGCTTCCAATACTCCATTACCATTATTAGTAATATTATTAGAAATATGTTCTGGAACTCCTCCTGAATTCATATCTGAAAAAAATGTCCAAGATCCTATTCTAATATTCGACACGTTTTCAGAATCCACAACTATATCGTGTACTTTATGATAGTTTAAAATTCTGCCATCTGGAAAAGTTTTTGATAATTTTAAATACTTCATATTATGGAGTCCATGTACCTGGTAAATATCCGGTATTTTTTAATTGTTGAATTAAACTGTTCCATTCCGTTCTAATTACAACTCCTTGAGGATTGCTAAATTCAATTATAACTCTACCACTAGCACCGGCTCCGGGATTAATATCAACAAATTGTAGTGATCCATTAACTCTAGTACCACCTGCACCTCCTCCACCCGCAAATCCGCCTGTTCCGCTACTACTACCTAACCCATAATTTAGCCCGCTATTACCACCAGATCCGGTTTTAACTTGATTCAAGTCAGGACGACCACTTTGACCAGAGCCGCCGGCGCTTCCAGCAGTTGATCCAGATCCGCCAGATCCGCCAATACCATAATTAGTCCTGCGAACAGAATAATATTTTGTGGTACCATAGTAGTCGGTATACGTAGTTTGTAGAGTACCTCGCTGGTATATTCGACCATCTAAACCCCAAATAACAGTAGCATTAGCACTAGGAGCTTGTATAGTATTGGAACCACCAAAATTCCCCCAGACGTAAGCATTCCCCCAATAAATTAGATTTCTAGTGTCGGGAGTTTCTACCCAGTAATAATTAGAGTAGTAAGTATTAATAGTATATTCATAATTCGAAAAACTACCAGTACCAGTTGCTCCAAAACCTCCACCAGCACTAGAAGTATTATTGCTAAAAGCGATACTGCTTGATCCACCATTACTTCCGGATGTAGGAAGTGATGTAGTAGTAGCATTAGCACCACCGGCACCGCCTGCACCAACTATTACTGTATATTGTGTACCTGGTACAAGATTGGTATACGTAACTATAGTAGTTCCGCCACCGCCACCGCCACCGCCACCGCCAGCAACAACATAATCATAGTAAGTAGAAATATATGCTCGTATACCACCGCTACCACCACCACCTCCTCCAACCAGTGTTACTTTAGCCGTTGTCATTCCCTCTGGAACAGTCGCAGTATAAGTTCCTGCTGTATTGTATGAAATATTGGTTCCTGATAATTTTGCCAAACTAATACTTCCAGCAGCTATTTCACCATTGAATGTTCCACCAGCAGCATTTAAAGTACCACTAAAAGTTCCATTTGTAATTGTGGCTGTGCCCGTTATGTCTACGTCCCTGAACACGGCTTTTGAAGGACTTTTAGTAATGGCCCAGCCTGCAGTTCCAATATTGGTTATTTGGCCAGCGCTATCTATAGTACCATTAAAGTTAGTAGATAATAATACTGTACCAATTTGTGTATTACCTATAGCGCCGGGGCCAATAAACGTACCAACATTACTAGCTATAATCTGATCTAATCCGCTAAAAGCTCCGCCACTTTTTGGCTGCTCTATTGCTACTTCCCCAGTGTAAGCTCTGCTAGTCTGAAAGCTGAGATTCCAACCTGTGGACCACTTTGCTTCTTCATAATTTTGATAGCCTAATTGCAAATTTTTTATAGTTACTTTTGGATAACTCCAGCTACCAGCAAAAGCTCCTAATGCAATAAAAGGTCTACCAGTAGGTGTATCTTTGCCAAAAACAACTCGTCTAACTTTGCTGGGGTCTCCAGTATAAGTTGCAAAAGTATTAATCCAAGTATTGTTGCCGGAATATGGGTATCCGCCTACTGTGTAAGTTTGTACAGCTGCACTGCTATACTCATATATATCTATATCAAACCGCAACATAGTACTTGGCCATGTTGTATTCGGAGCTACTGGCTGTGGTAGTATAATCCAAATAGCTCCAGCTTGTGAGGAGGCATCACTACTTAGACTACCTCCACCAGGAAATTGTATATTTGTAGATGTAGAGCTTCTGGAAACTGTGCCGCCGGATCCAAAAACTATATTACCGTCAGCATCTCTTATAGTAAGACCACTACTATCAATTTGACCAGCTTTAATACTTCCGTCTACAATTAACTCGCCAGTAATTAGCTCTTCTAGACGTAAATCTTGACATGCTTGATCAACTTGAGAATCTCCGGTACCAGAGTATTGAAACCATATAGCTACTATTGCATAGCGTACATTTGCAGGTATTGGTTTATCTGTTCCAGTTCCAAATTTAGCCCCTAGTCTTGTCCAAACCCCGGTTGGTGGTGTGCCACCATACGTATAACCAGATAGTGTTCCTCCCCACCCTGTAATAGTGCTACTTACGTATTGATCTTGATTATCGTAGAATTGCAGAGAAATATACATATTTCTATTATTTCCTGCAGCAGCATATAAGTTAGCTGATAGTCTGTACTTTTTTCCTGGACCTATAGGGTACTTTTTCTTGGAATAGGTAATACGATTAAGACCGCTTGAACATATAATATAACTATTTCCTACTGCTCCTGCTATTCCAGTACCACTAGCAAAAGTAGTATTAGCACCAAGATCCCAAGCACTAGGATCTGTAAACATTGGATCATCATTAAGTGCACTACCACTACCACCAATAAACATTTTATCACTAGTAATTGTATTTGCAGATAATTTATCACCAGTTACCGTACCAGTAACAATTAAATTACCATCTACAACTGCAGCGGCTTCAATCCAAGCACTACCATCCCAATATCGTGTTTCTGAAAAACCTTGAGATGCATTATATAGCGTAATTCTATCATTTAATACTTTAGTTCCGGAATAATTCGTACTAAAATAAGCGTTAGCTTCAGTATCACTCCAAGCTGTTCCACTAATACTTTTTTCAGCTGTAACACTTCCTCGTTGTCCACTACTACCAGTTCTGCTTTTTGCAGCAGTATATGTTTTAGTTATACTGGTCGTTCCATACACGGCTTTTAATACCATAGTAGCACTATCTTGAGTCATAGCAGTAATACTATATACTCCACTAGTATTTATGGTAGCCGTTAATACATTATTATTACTACCATCCGTACTATAACTATCAATAGTAAAAGTACATTCAGTAGTTACTTCTGTAGTACCATTAAATACTCTAAAAGTTCCGCCACCTAATTGAAAATTTGCCGCACTTACCACACCCGTAGAGGAAGCTGGAAACGTATGAGACTCATTGGTTAAATATCCTGATACAGCATT